GGTGGGTTTGTTTACGGACAATGTGTCCCTGTTCAAAGCGATAGAAGGCAATATGCTCGTCAACACGGCGGGCGTTACAGGCATGAACCATCAGCCCACAAGCGGCCATGTTAGCGGCACTTGGACGGCATCGGGTGCGTTGAGTAGCGGGTATGTTTACGGAGTAGTGGATGCGGCGGGGTTCACGGACATACTTGCTCAAAACGGCGGCGGTTGGTTCCAAGCCCCGTGGTGGAGGCTTGGCCCCAGCATTTATGTCAAGAAGATGGTGGACCTCATTTTCACCGAGGCGGGGTTCCGCTATTCGTCAAGTTTCTTCAACTCGGCATTCTTCAACAAGTTGGTGATGCCTTATGCAGCGGGGACGATGCCTATCAACCTTTCGGGTAATAATATCCTTGCAGCAAGTACTGGCAATTTAGGTTTAAGTACGGCCATAAACAGTACGCTTTTATTTCAAAACGATTCGGTTGCTCCATACTATGACCGCCCAAGTTATTGGGTTGCGTCATCCAGTATTTTCACTTCACCAATATTGCCAACCCGATGGAATGTTGACATAACTTTTCAAGTTTCAGGAACAAGCGTAGGTCCAAATTTTTACTACGACTTTCAGGCTTCACTCCGCAACATCAACACATCGAGCAATATAGCCATCGTTAGCAATTCGGTGGGATTTACTCAAAGGACTACAACCGTTCGATTCAGCAATGTGACCATACCCGCAAACACAAATGTTGACATACGATTTCGTTTAGATTCGGTTTTTTTCTTTGGGTACACGATTCTTTCGGGGGCAACGGTCCAATGGACTTGCCTTGAAAACCCCGTTGGGATTGGAGTGCTGGATATGCGGACCGCACTCCCTGCCGATGTCAAGCAAAGCGACCTTCTGCAAGACCTGCAAAAGATGTTCAACTTGCAAATCATGCCCGACCCACAAGACCCGAAACTCCTATACATCGAGCCTTGGAAAGATTTCTACGCTTCGGGCGTGGTGGACTGGACGCAGAAATCGGACGAGAACGAAACGCAGAACCTCACCAATGGCGACCCCAACGCCTACACCAATATCGTGTTCAAGTACAAGGACATGGGGGACTATTTATCCAAAACCTACAAGCAGTCCTACCCTTTGGCCCGTGAGGGATACGGAGGCCGAATATTCAACACGGGTAACTTTTACGGCAAGGGGGACAAGGTGGTAGAAACCCTGTGCGGCACTCTTATCCCCGCATCATTTAGCACCGACAAAATCGTGGGCCGTACTTGGGACATTGACGGAACCCTTGCAAGCGGAACAATCAAAGCCCTGCAAACGGGCTACAGGCTTGCCCAGTATAACCTCATTGAGGGGCAGACTGAATGGGCCTATCAATACGGGGTCAGCGGGAATGTGGCCTTGTCCGTGGGCATTCTAAAGATGCCCTTTGTCAGTCACATTGACAACCCCTACGCCCCGAATGTGGACCTCGCCTTCGGGCAGCCAAGGTTGGTCTATTACAACGCCGTGAACGCAAGCGGCAGCCCGTACGCCTACACCAACAACAACTTGTACAATACCTATTGGCTGAATTATATCAACGAAACGGTCAGTCAAGAAGCCTTGCAGTTGGAACTCACGATGCTGCTATCCTCGGTGGACATCTACCAACTGGATTTCCGCAAGCCGATATACTACGGCGGTATTCGTTGGCGGTTGCTGGAGATTCGGGACTACCTCGTAGGGCAGATGAAGCCTTGCCGAGTAACGCTCCGCCGCATCCTCAACCTTTCCGAGTTTGTCGCTACCACAACCACACCGATTGCAAGCGACCCCGAATTTTTGTTCAACGGCCCGATTGACCCCGACCCTGTGGACCCAGGATATGAACCCCCCGTAAACCCCGAACTACCCTCCGAAGGATAACCATGGCAGATGTAACCAAAGAAATTGCCCTCAAAGTAGTCGCCACCGATGCGACAGGGCCAGCACTTCAATCGCTTGAAGACAAACTCAACGCCGCCAAAAAGCGGATGGTTGAACTCGCTGCGGCGGGCAAGCAGAACACCGAAGAGTTCCAACGCCTGCAAGTTGAGGCGGGTAACTACAAGCGAACCATTGAGGGCGTTGAGCAGTCCGTTGATTCCTTTGCAAAGGGCGGCAGCAAGGCGTTTACCTTAATCGTGGAAGCATCCCAAGCAGTAGCGGCAGGGTTTGCGATTGCCCAAGGTGCAGCGGCTTTGTTCGGTGACGAGAACGAGGACTTGCAGAAGGCAATGGTCCAAGTCCAAGGAGCGATGGCCTTGGTCAATGGGGTGCAGCAAATCAACATCCTACTGACCCAAAAATCCGTTATCACAACCGAAGCAGCGGCAGCGGCTCAACGGGTTTACGCCATAGCCGTTGGAACCAGCACGGGAGCATTGAGGGCGTTTCGGGTTGCTCTGCTCGCATCAGGTGTTGGAATCGTGGTTGCAGGGCTTGGTTTATTAATAGCCAAGTGGGACGAACTGACCGCAGCCGTGCGTCGCTACCTCAACCTACCCGACCCAAAGCAACGAGCAATGGAAGAAGCCCAAGCCTTGATGAGGCAGGAGGCTACATTGGAGAATTATCGGGATGCCTACGAAAAGCACACAAACGACCTCATTGCTAATGATGCCAAGCGCAAAGCAGCGGCAGAAGAAGCCACAAAGACAAGGCTTGAAAAACTCAAAGAGGAAAACAACGCCATCATCAAGTTTGTTGAGGATTTGAACCTCACCCTCTACGAGATGAGGCTGGATGACCAAGCGGCCCAAGAGCAAGCCGTTATTGATGGAATGCGAAGGGAGGGTCAAGCCCGTGCATCAGCGGCGGCAAGGACTATTCAAATTGAAGATGCTAAAGCCGAAGAAATCAAGCGCATTGAGCAGGCCGTTGCTGACTTCAAGCAGCAGGTCACCTTTGATTCGCTTACTGCTATCAGCCAAACCCTTGCAGCATTCGGCAACGAGAACAAAGGCTTGGCCATTGCAGCCTTGGCGATTGAGAAAGGTTCGGCTATCGCCAATGTCATCATAAACCTTCAAAAAGAAATGTCTGCAAATGCGGCAATGGCTTTTGCTAACCCTGCGAACGCTTTGACTGGTGGTGCAGTAGGTATCGCACAAACCAAGGCTCTAAACACGATGGCCAAGATTCGTGCAGGCTTGCGGATTGCATCCATAACGGCAGCGGGGATTCAAGCAGGCAAGACCATTATGGGCAGCGGGGAATCAGGAGGTGCGCCTTCACCTGGTGGACCGATGCCATCGGGAGCGGGTGGCGGTGCTGCACCTCCAATTTTCAGCAACCCCAACACGACCGACCTATCCTCCTTCGGGAACGGCCAAGGCCAAGGCTCCCAACCCATGCGAGCCTATGTTGTGGAGCGTGACATCCAGCAGACCACGAGCAGGGTACGGCGGTTGTCCGAATTTGCAACATTGGGCTAACCGCTACATATCCCCACATGGAACTTCCCGTGTACCGAATGACCGTGGACGAAGTGGACGAAGGCGTGCAGTTTGTCGCCCTCGTTGATATGCCTGCCATTGAGAAACCCTTCCAAGCCTTCGCCAAGACCCCGCAGCGATTCGCCGAAACGGGGGAACGCAGGGTGCTGACGGGACCGCTCATGCTTGCCGATACTCCCATATATCGCAAGGACGACACCTACGGGGAGTACTATGTCGTATTCGACAAGGCTACCATCCGCAAAATCGTGCAGAAGTACTTCAAGCAAGGGAACCAGCACAATGTGAACGCCTATCACAACGCCGAACTGGATGGGGTGTTCATGTTTGAATCCTACATCACCGACACCGAGCGGGGCGTACTTGCACCCAAAGGCTACGAGGACACCCCCGACGGCTCTTGGTTCGGCTCCTTCAAAGTGGAGAACGACGAAGTGTGGGAGAATCGCCATGCCTTCAAGGGTTTCTCGGTGGAGGGCTTGTTCGGGATGAAGAACACTGGCACGGAATTAGAGGTCGCACTTGCGGGCCTCGCAGACGATTTGACGAACTTTTTGCAACATATCCAACCTCAATACAAATCCCAATAACATGAACCTAAAATCAGCCATTGACACCCTCCGCACCGAGTTGCGGAAGTTCACAACCCAAAAGCAAGCCTTCGCCGACTACAAGTTGGTGGACGGAACCGTTGTCCGTGTGGACGGCGACCTCGTTGCAGGAACCGCCGTGTATGTGATAACCGAAGATGAAACCCTGCCCGCTCCCGATGGTGAGCATCAAGTGGAAGGCGTTGGTGTCATCAAAACCGAAGGTGGCAAAATCACCGAAGTTATTGTAGCCGAAGCCCCATCACCTGCCGAAGAAGTGGCCGTTGCCGCTGAAATCACCCCCGAAGTTGCGGGCGAAGTGGTCAGCGAAATCGCAGAAGGCTATCCGATGGTGGACCCGTTGATGGTTGAAGAAATCGTCAAGAAGCACTTGGTCAGCATCATGGAGGAATTGAAGGCCGCCTACACCGAGATGGGTAAGATGAAGGACAAGATGGCTGCCTTTGCCTCGCAGATGGAAACCATGACCGACATCGTTGAAAAGGTCGCAGAACTCCCGACCGAAGCCCCCAAGCCAACCGCCTCTGCTATCGTGGAGCAACGCAAAGCCTCTGCCCAGCAGAACTTTAATAACCTCGCCCAAGCAATCCAAACTCTTAAAAAATCCAAATAAACTTTAACCCCCAAAACAAAAAGCCATGTCATTTTCTCTTGGAACTCTACTTGCGTACACCGACCAACAACGGTTGCCGCTCATCACCAAGGCCGTATTCTCGGCCCGTACCGCCGCCCTGTTCACGAAGCAGGTGGGTATTAAATCAGCCGCTGCCCTCAATTTGATGGACACGGATGCCGCCCTTGCTGCGGGTACTGCCTGCGGATGGACCGCATCAGGAACCACAACTTTCTCGCAAAGGAATATCACCGTTGCGCCCATGAAAGTTCAAGAGGCTCTTTGCCCTCGCTCGCTGGAACAATACTGGATGCAGTCCCAGTTGACCCAAGGTTCTACATACGACGGTGTTCCTTTTGAGCAGGCATTCGCCGAGCAGAAAGCCCTGCGCATCGCCGAAGCGTTGGAGAACGCAATCTGGTCTGGTTCCACCTTGGTAACTGGTTTGTTGACAATCTTGAACGCTGCATCGGGTTCAACCGTATCGGGTAACACCGCTGCGATTTCGGGTTCAATCACCACAAGCAACGCCATCCAAATCTTTGACAACATCTACACTCGCATTCCGCAGGCCATCTTGACCCGCAATGACTTGGTCATATTCTGCGGCTGGGACACTTTCCGCACCTTGATTGGAGCGTTGAAGTCCACCTCCAGCGTGCTTTACAACCAAGTTGATTTGCAGGGCCTTGCCGATGGTGACATCTTCTACCCTGGTACCAATGTCCGTGTCGTTGCAGTCCCAGGCTTGCTTGGTTACAACCGCATGGTTTGTTCTTACCTCGGTAACTTCTTCTACGGAACCGACTTGCTCTCGGACGAGGAAAACTTCTCCCTGTGGTACTCGCAGGACAACGATGAAGTCCGCTTCCAAGCCGCCTTCAAAGTTGGTGTCCAAGTCGCTTACCCCGACCTCATCGTTGACTGGAAATTGGCCTAAGTGTAAGGGGGGTGGGTAACTGCCCCCCGTTATTTTGTTCGCAACCCTAAAATAAAATATACACTATGTCTTGTTCCTTAACTACGGGCTACGCCCTCGGATGCCGCAACTCGGTTGGCGGTATCAAAACTATTTTTGTCCAAACCTTGAACGCTACGGGTTCCGTGAATACGAACGGTAGCGGCTTGGTAACTGGTTTCACGCCTACCTCGGTGTCGGGTTCTTGGTTTGAATACGACCTCACAAAGGCGACTTCCAGCATGACCGAAACCTTGAACGCAAGCACCGAGAACGGCACTTTGTTCTA